CTTAAACCTTTTCATTGAAAAGGAAAGTCGAAAAATGCTACGACACATAGTGCGTAGCATTTTAACCATTGGACCCTATAATATAGGGCTTCTGGTCAAATTCTGGAAAGAGCTTAGCTCTTACCTGTATAACAGGTTGGGTGAAATCCAGCCAGAATTAAAAAGACCCGGGAAGGAAAATCCATTCTCGTGTCTTTTAGCTTGGCCCAAGGTTCAAAGAATCTTGGACCACGAGACGGACAAAAGGCTCTTAGAGTCTTTTGCACATCTTGTTTCGAGTCGTCAGCTTCCAGCTGGCGATCGAAAGGCTCAGACCCTTGCACTTAAAAAGTTCAAGGAGTCTGTCACTGAGGAATACACGCCACAGGCGGGTTTCCTCAATGATCTCTCACGATGCGCTTTGCGAGTCGGAGAGAAATGCGTATCCTTTACCTTTGGTAAAGGAAAATGCGTCACAAGCCCACACGTTTCTTTGAATAGTGCGGGCTCGTACTTCGCCACCGTCTTAGAGGGTGGACGAGGTAAAGAGATTAGAGAAGCTCTGATCTCTAGATTGACTGTAATTCCAAAGGAAGACGAGTCAATTCAGACCCCGTTTGGACTGCTAAGCTGTCCAGCGGGTAGGCCGAGGTGGAGATTCTGGTGCAGAGCATCAGAATACACCTTTTATGAGGACATCCCCTTTGGGGAGCCCATCACAGAAGAGATTTTTGCTGAGCAAAACCTCTACTTTCAAGGATTTGATGAAGTCATAGGCTGTCAAATCCTTGTAACTGCCTATCTTGATTATCAAGATTGGAAGTTAACCGGGCTAGGGATTCCCTGCCGGGTACTTGTGGTACCCGAACCCGGTTTTAAAGCCCGTATTGTGACCACAGGTCCATACTGGCTTAATATTCTTCAACAGGGACTAAGTCATCAGTTGAAGGATATACTGAAGAACCACCCTTCTTCGAAGAGTAGTCTTCAGAAAACTGATCAGGCGTGGCAAAGCCTATACCTGATGAATCCACAGGGATATCCAAAGGATTATCTCTGTCTTTCATCAGACCTCAAAGAGGCGACTGATCATATACCTAGAGTAGTTGCTAAGCGACTACTTGAAGGTTTTATCAAGGGGACTGCTTTGCGGTCAAACTTGATAGAAACATGTATCGATCTCATAGAGATGGATAGATGTTTTATTTCCAATGATTATGTGATAGAGTCACATACCAGAGGAAGTATGATGGGAGAACCACTCACTAAGTGTGTGCTAACCATCTTAAATCTTGTAGTTGAAGAACTTGCGTTTCGCAAGTACTACAAGATTAATCTTAATCGGTCATTTCTCAAAGAGAAGCCGTTAAGATTCTATCATATAGGAGGTGATGATCACCTGGCCATTGGTCCCAAGCAATACTTGGACTATATAACAGAAAACCATCTGAAATGCGGTTCCCACATTTCAGAGGGTAAACACGG